TGTTCTGATTGGTTTATCTAATTGTGAGTGTGCAACAAGCATATAATCGTTTTTATATACTAGCTTTAGGTCTTGATTAAGTTCCAAGCAAAGATCAACATATTTGCCTTGAACTGCTATAAGGTTTCCAAATAGACTTTTTACTTTTTTTTCTAACATTTTATCCTTTCATAGTGTGGCATTGAGGGAGCAACACCACACTTTGTTCTAACTAAAAAAGGATAACTTCAAAATAACTAAAAAATTATTTATGATTCCCTAATATCCTTTTTCCGAATCTTTTACCAGAATTATATTTTTAATCAATTTTTTCTATTTTATCTTGTAAATATCTCTTAAAATGGCTAATTTATTGAGTTTTTTTATGCTTGATTTGCAACTTGTATAATATATATTGTTTGTATGTTTAATAAACTAACTAACAAAGAGGAAAATATGAAAACAATAAATGAAATAAAAGAAGTAGAATCTAAAATTACAAATCTAGATTCTTTTATAGATAAAAATAATGACTTGAACTTACAAGGTAAGAAACTTGCAAAAGTTTCTGATGCTATTGAGTCAGTAATATTTAATCAGGAAAAACTAAAGCAACTTAAATTAAAGTTAGAAAAAGAAAAAAATCTAACTAAAAAAATAAATGCTTTAAATGTTTTAAATATTGAAGTCGTTTCAAGAGAGAGAGATTATAAGGACTTTACTTATAATTTTATTAATGGCTTTTACCCTGAAAAAATAGAAGTTATGTTGAAAGATAAAGTTGTGCCTTTAACTTTTAAAAACAACAACTTTTACATTTCTTACAAAAATCATGGTGCAGAGACTTTGTTTAATTTGATTGAGGATAAAGTAGAAGATGAACATTTATTTTACACAAAGGAGAGAGCAAATGTATAAATCAGTAAAATATATAACAACTAATAAAACTACTTTTAAATTGTTAAAACATAAAGACAATACAGTTGATGTTTATGCTTTGAGAGAAGAATGTAAAAATCAAAATTCATGGACTCACAAAGACTATGATTATCAGCAAACATATAAAAATATTACTATCGCAAAAGATAGTATTTATAAATTAGAGGAGAGAGCAAAATGAGTGGATTAATAAACCCACGAAAAAGAAACCATTGGCTTTTTAGAAATTCAACAGGTTTAAGAGAAAGAGTTATTGTTGCGGACACACCTGAAGAAGCAAAAAAAAGGTTCAAGGAAATTTGTATAAAAGAAAATGCAAAATGGAAATACTATAATTACACTTTATTTTATAATTATTTACAACAAGATTTTCTAAACAAGGAGAGAGCAAATGTCTAAACTTATATTTAAAACACCATCATTTGATTTAATGAAAGATGTAAAAAAGAAATTTGGTGTGGTGTTCCACCCAAACTCTACTGTAAGTTCAGTAGAAAATTTTTTAAAGGAGAAAGCTGATGCAAGTGAACAATGTAAAAGCACTCAAAAAGAACAAACAATACTTTCGGATTGTAGATCAGATCAGAAGGAAGAAAAAGGAGTTGTTTGATCTCAATAAAAAGAGGAGAGACTTTGTTGAGAATACGAGTGAAGCTAGAGAACTTTTAAATTATTAGGGAGAATATATATGATACTAAAAAGGATAATTTTTATAGGGATGGTTTGCACTTTTTTAAGTGCGTGCGTACCATCAGTCGTTGTAGATACAAAAGGTCGTTCAGGCACTTTTGATTATTCAAGAGCAGAAGAATTATCAAATGACAGAATTTTATGTGAAGAGTTAGTAAAAGAAAATGTCAATCTTATGGTTGATTATTCACGATTTGCTTTTGCTAAATACATAGAACTAGGAACTATTGGCTTGATAAAAGCTGATGAACTAAAATCAAAAAAAGTAAATAGAGAATGCTTAAAAAATCGTGGGCATTCTACATTAGATTGAGAGGATAAATGCAGATAGAAAAGAATATACCTATACCTCCAAGAGGTAAGTATAAAGACCCTGAAAAAACAAAGATAGCCAAGTCTTTAGAGATAGGAGACTCAGTTAAGTTTGATAACCTGAAAGATATGACAAACTTTGCTAAATATGTTGTTGATGCACATGGTAAAGGAAGTTGTCGTACTAAAAGAGATTGGGATAATAGAATCTTTAGATTATGGAGGATTGCGTGAGAAAAGCAGGGAGACCAATATCTTTAAAAGCTGTTAGAGAAAAGATGATGATGTATAAAGAGCAACATCACATGAACCCAAATGATGAAACAGCTTTTAATAAGTTGATGGGTATTAGATTAAGATTTGCTAGAGTATCAAGAGGTAAAACGCAAATGCGTGTAGCCAAAGCAATAGGTAAAACCTTTCAACAAGTTCAAAAATATGAAAAAGGAACAAACGGAGTGAGTAGTCAAAAATTGTGGAAAATATCTAGGTATTTGGGATTTAGTTATAAATGGATGTTTTCTGCATTCAAACATAAAGAGGAAATAGATAATGAGACAAAAATTAACTAATAAATTAAATAAATATATTGAATACGACCCAAACGCAAAAGGTTATAGATATATTGTAGATGGAGAAGGCAAGTCAAGTGTGACTACAGTTATAGGCACTTATAAGAATACAAAAGCATTTGAAGCTAGAAAAAGAAATAAATGTTTAGATGCTTTAAAGACTATTCTGCTGAAAGAAAATAAACCTTTAGATGAAATAAATTCTCTTATTGAACAAGCTAAAAAAGATGGAGAGGAACTAGAAAAGTATGAAATGACTATTGGTTCTGATTTACATGAATTTATTGAACTTTATCTAAAAGGTAAAAAACTAATTTTTTCTACAAAAGAACCTTTAAAAACAATGCAACATAAATTTGTAGAATGGTGGGATAAACAAAAATTTATTGTAAAAGAACTTGAATTTCCAATGTATAGTTCAAAGTACGATAGAGCAGGATGTTTAGATATAATTGTGACTAAAGAAAAATGGAATGGAGAACTTGCACTTATGGATTTTAAAACAAGTGTTGATTTTTTTTCCGACCAACCTGTTCAATTATTTACATATAAGAATTTTTTGGAAGAATCTACAGATCTAAAAATACAAAGAGTTGCTATTGTAAATATTCCAAAAGATAAAGGCAAACCAATATCTCTTATGCCATTGAGTTTAAAATATGAGAAAAGATATTTTAAAGCATTTACTTCAGCTATGTATTTAGAAAAGATAGATAAGTTTTTCAATGACCAGAAGAAGAAATTTAAAAAGGAGAATAAAAGAAATGTATAGAAAAAATGATGATTACGAGACACATAAATTAAGTGTCATTCTAAAAAAATCACAAGGAAAGTGGAACTATAAATCAGATTCAAAAGTGATGATGTATGACCACACATTAGGAAAACAAATGAGTCCTCTAGCTTTTGGAGATTGGCTAAACAGTCCTCATATCATGTCATTAATACAACAAGGTGCAAATCTAAAAATTGCTACTGAAGATTTTGATGTGACACCAACTAAATATGACAATGGAGAGAGAAGAAAAATCTATTTTTATTTTAGTATTAAAAAAGGTGTTCCTAAAAAGATTGATAACTTTGTTCAGGTAAAGACACCTAATTATCAACCTTCAGCTATGAGACAGGCTCAACCTGCATCTCCTGAAAATGCACAACCCATTAATTATAAAGATACTCAAAGAATGAATGATATGGATGATAAACTTCCTAGAGAAATGGGAGATGAGGATGATTGGAATGACCAATTCTAACATTGATGCACTTACATTTGACAGGCAAAAGATAAATCTTTTATTAGATAAAAATTCAAAAGATTATACTAATGCTTACGATAAACTGACTGATCTTGAAGATGAAGTAAAAGTTAAGAATGCAGAACTTTATTTATCTTACAAAACAGATGCAGTAAAAAGATCAGCAGATGAAATAAAAGCATTGATAACAACTAATCCTGATATGAGAAAACTAACAAAAGAATTGAATGAGTATAAAAAAACTCATTTGAAAACTAAAACAAATTGGGATAAATTAAAAACAAAGATTATGCTTTTACAAAGTGAGTTAAAGCAGAATCTAGAGTTTAATTCAATGTCAGAGGGTTAATGATTATATTTGGAAAAACACCTAAAGATTGGAAAGCACTTGAACTGCTATATAGAAGAGAATGGATTATCTTTGTTGCAGGTTTTGTTTTAGGTGCAATTATATTTTAGTGCTTTGTAATATTATAGTAATCAAGATTATCAGTTTCATTTATAGGTCTATAAGTGATCTGGTAATCTACAAGCACTAAACCATTTAATTTAAAATTATCTAATATTTCTTTTTTGTGATTGAATGAAGGGTACATATCTAAAAAAGATATAGAGATTGCGTTTCCATGATTCTCGTTATCTGCTTCAGGAGCAAAAAAGAATTGTGCATCTACAAATATATAATCATTGATGTTCATACAATGTTCTTATCATATATGAACTTTGATTAAATTATTTTTTTTTAAATGCTGATACTCCTCTAATACCTAGAATTGTTGAAAATGCACCGATTACGAGTCCTTGATACCAATAAGGAAGTGACTCAAACTTTGTAAAAAAATAGTCCACTCTTTGTTGCAATTCTGGGTCTCCAAAAAAAACAGAATATGCTAAAATCAGTAAAGGCAAACTTAATAAAATTAAACAAAATTCATCCTTCAGATCATTTGATTGTTTTTCATGGATTACTTTTTGCAGTTGTACTTCTCCATTAACTGCTCTTTCCATGTGTTTTACTTCAGCTTCACTTTGTAAAAGTTTTGCTCTTTTTTTATTTTTATATATTTCTGCTCCTGTTTTAAGAGCCAATTTTCCTAGTGTGAACCACATTTTAACTCCAATGCTAACTCGCAGTAATGTTTAATTTTTTCATATTTTTCTCTTTGAGACTCAAAGTTTTTTCTTCTTATCGCATATTTCACGATTGAGCCATCAATAAAATCTAGCTTATAATCTACAATCAAATTTATAGGCTCATATTGCGTTCCTGCTTTGTTTTTGTAATGTTCCCCTCCTACCTGCTTATCTAGTGCTGTACCCCTCTTAAAAGGCTTTATTTTGCCTTTAATGACCTTTTTTTCATTGATCTTATCTGTCATACTAACTGTTTAATCCAATCTCCTTTTTTATTCAATACCATTGGCAAAAGACGAGGAATACCATCTAAAATTATAGCACAACCTAAAATAAACCTTGTTTTAAAGTTTTTAGCATAAGCAAATGCCATTGATTTTTGATTTATTAAACAACCTACATTCATAGCAAAAAAAAGATTATCTGGATTTGCCCACCAAGATACTAAAAATTTAGTATGATAATGACCTTGTACTGCTGACATTCCCATAGTTTGAGACACCTTTAAAATATCTGCACTTCTTCCGTGTGTGAAAAAACATCTTTGCCCATTTGACATTGTAAGAGTAAGATCATCAACCCATTTCCATTTTTTAGTGCCTAAAAAGTCTCCATAGTCTTTTAGAAATTGACGACTCATTCCATATTTTAATGCTCTCCTATAAACTAAACTTGAATGATTAGAATCTACTTCAACCATTTTTGGATATATAGACTCTATTTGTTTTATTAATTCTTTTGATTTATCAAGTTCCATACCTGCTGAATATAGATCTGGGTCGTGTGTGTGCATATTGATTGCGTGAAAATCTAATAAATCTCCAATGTTGACAACAAATGAAGGTTTATATTCTTTTTTTATTTCAGCTAAAAAATTAATTGCGTCTTTATGCTGATAAGGCAAGTGCATATCTGAAATTACAAGTATCCTCTTCATAGATTCACTTATAAAGTGAATTGTATGTAAAAGCAAATTTATTTGAGGACAGTAAATATAAGATGAGTGAGAACTGTGACTGTGCATCCCCACATAACTTTTTCTATTCGTGAAATTCTTTGATCTAAATGAAACAAGTGATTACTTTTTATAGTCCGTAATTCTTGCTTTAAGAGTTTAAGTTCTCCTTCAACTCTTATTAATTCTTCTCTGTTCTGTTGACTCTTTGTTGCCATAATTATTTTCTTTTTCTCTTTACTGCTCTTCTTACCAAATCTTTATCAAAACTGCTAGACCTTCCTCTGGAAATTAATTTGTTGACCCTCGCAAAAGACCAAGACTGCATACTCATTCCTCTACGACTGCCGCTAGACAAAAAAGCCCCCTGCCCCCTCCTAAAAGATGCCTTTAAATCAGAAAATGTAAATAGTTTTGATTTCTTTGCTTTTGCTTTTAATGTTTTGACTACAGATGCAGATAAAGGTCGTCTAAATTTTCTTGCCATTATTTACTTCTCCTTCTCAATAAATCTCTAGGTATAAAACCACCTGATTTGTAAATAGAAGAAACAGATTTGATAAGACTTGCTCTTCTTGATCTTTTTGCACCTGTCAAACCTGAAAGATATTTTTTAGGTAATCCTGAATCTTTATCTTTTGGTACTTTTCTTCTTTTTCTTTTTTTTGCCACTTCTTCTCCGTTTCTTCATAGTAAATTTATTAATCATTTCTTTTAAAGTAGTTGATGTAGTAAATCCACTCATTACGATCTATGTTGTTTCTGTACTCTAAATTTAGCTTTTTTGACTGCTCCTTTATGTGGCTTATAACTTCCCTGCATCAAAGCATAAACCCCACCTTTTTTTTTCATAAAATGGAAACCTCTAGGAGGATTTATGCTTTTGAATTTAACCATTATCTTCTGCTTTTCTTCATTTTAGTTTTTTTCTTTTTCTTCTTCTTCTTCTTCATTCCGCCACCATGTGACCCTTTTCCTGTATGATAAGGCATATTATTTTCTCGCTTTCTTTTTTTTAGTTTGTTTTTGTTTCTTCAATATAGCTTTTTGTAAAGCCATTGGAAGTTTCTTCTGCTTCTTTGTTAGTGCCATCTTTTCTCCTAGTTTGCAAATTTACCACCTGACCACTTTGCATCAGGGAGTCCATTTGTATAGTTTTTTCCGTTAAATGTTAAGACTTGTTTTCTATTAGAACCTTCAACAAACGAACAATGTATCCACCCTGCGTTAGGGTCATCTTCTTTCCAATATTCTAAAATAAGTTGGTCAAAATCGCAGTTGTTTTGTATCCATAAAGCTACTTGCAAATTAGATACACCTGCAATCTCAAAATCTGCGGCTTCTCCCTTTGTATGTTGTGATGTAGGTTTAGAACCTATTGCTTCGCATAGTTCAGGACTACGGAAACCTGAAGATATTTTTATAGGCTTCTCAAACTTTGATCTTACTTTTTCCAGAACACCATAACAAAGATCTGTAAGATTTTTTATTTCTCCAGATCCTGCTTTATTGGATATTCCTTTACGAGTCGCAGTCATTGACTTTTCAAACTCTTCTAATTTAAAATGTTTTGATAATTGCATTTTGACTCCTATGGTTTAGGATATTTATTTTTAACTGCCTGTCTTTTTTCTTGTAGTTCTGTAAGTGTATCTCCACCATCTAATAGTGCATGAATGCAATCTTCATGTGATGGATATTCTGATTGTCTATTTCTTTTCCATTCTTCTGCATCATATTGAGTTTGTAGTTCGTTCATTTTAGCTTGAATGTCACTTTTAGAAATAGGTGTTGTGTCGTTTAACCATTCAATAGTACAAGTATCTATTTCTTGACCCCTTATAGTCATTTTTGCATCAGGATTAATTTTTAATATTGCTCTTGTTATATCTAAAATCATTATGCACTTACCTCTAATAAAGTCATTACTGCTGTACTACCATTATCAGTCACAAAATTTTCTCCACCATTAGATTTAAACTGAATTTTATATGTAAGACTTGAAGTAGATGATGGTGAATCAAGATAAGTAAAACTTGTTCCAGCAGTATAAATATATCCACTTGGACTGTGTGCACCATTTGAACTATGAATAATTAAATCTGTAGAATCTCTTAAAAGTTTATGTGCCGCACCACCACTTCCTGCTGCATCTGCACCAAAAACACCCATAGATACTAAAACTAAAACTTTATTTGAAGATGAAGATGGTGTAATTGAAGCACTTAATCCAGTATCAATATAAGAAGTTGATGAACTACTTAATCCAGTTCCATCAGTTGCAGTCACAACTTGCAAAACTTTTCCACCACCTGCACCTGTAATTGTGCCTGTAAAAGCGTAATTGTCAGTTAAGTCTAAAGATTCTGATTTTATTTTAATTAATGACATATTATTTTTCTCCTAAACTTTCATTCCAAACATTTTTTATTTGATCAACTGTTTTTGCACCATCAACATCTGATGGTAAATCTCTTAAAATTTGTTTTTCATTTACTATATCTGTTATATCGCTTCCAGATTCTTGTGCTTTCATAACTTCAATATCAAGTTTTTCTAATGCTGATTTTCTTGCTAATCTAATTTTATCTTTCCAAATAGATTTAGCTTTTGATACATTAATTACAGGCTCATCATTAACTATCTCATATCCATCAAAAAAAACTTTATCTAAATTTTCAACAACTGATGTATCTACTATTATACCATTTGGACAATCTTTTTCTTTGACAAAATCAATATCTAATTTTGGATTCGGAATGCATACTCCCATATTACCATTTTCTTGTGTATAAATAATAATTTTACTCATAGTGAAGCATTATCTCCTATTATAATTGCACAAGCATAACCACCACTACCCATATTGTTTGTAGAGTTAGTACCCATATTTTTTGCTAATAAAGTTGTTGAGCTTGTAGTTTGTGCCTGTAATTCAAAACCAGCATTTGCAAAATTTTCACCATATATATTTCCAACTGTAGCAAAATTTGCATTATCCATGCTATCTGCAAAATTAAGTATATATTGACCAGTAGAGGAATTAGTAACCGAACTAACATTATAACTATCTCCGATGGTTGTTCCAGTCCATTTACACCATGCCTTAACAATGGATTCACTTCCTGTTGTTAATGACCCAGCATCAGCAAAAGTCATTGTACCAACCCCTGTTGTTCCTGAACCTGATACTGAATCTACTTTTAAAAATTTACCTGCTGTTACATTCCCTGATGGGAATTTAAGTGTGTACGATTGGTTTGCTGAATGCGGTGGGCTTTGGAGCAAAATACCATGTGAGTTCTGTTCACAATTTAATTGCAAAGCACCAGCAGTTGAACCATCACCTTTTATCTGTAATCCTGCGTCAGATGATGTGGTTACAAAATTTGTTTTAGCATTTGTAACTGTAGAATCTGATGGAGTTCCTATATCAAGTACATTTCCATAAACCATAATAAAGTCAATGCTATCTGATGAAGATAAAGTTCCTGATGAGGGTAAAAAAGTTATTGTTGAACCTGATACTGAAAAAGATGTTTGTGGTGCTTGGATTACACCATTCAAAGATACAAGCATATGATTTGCTGACTCAGGTGTAAATGCAACAGAGTCTAAAGTTAAATTATAAGTATTAGTTGAAGATGTACTTATAGCATCTAATTTTACGAAATTTCCTATAGTTGGTTCTTTACCTATGTATGGCATTATTCCTCACTTGGTTGAGTTGGAAAATTAACAAACTTTCCATTTTCAACTTTCATTTTTGTTTCTATTTTTTTTATTGTATTCAAACCCTCTGTAATATCTCTTAATTGATTTCTATAATTTTGCCACTCT